CGAACGTCGTAAGTTCGCAAAGGAATTGCTATCTGGATCTATAGATCCAAAGCTTTACCATAAATTCCTAACATGCCAGTACATGAATTATAATGTACTAGAGCAAGCCGCAATTATTCCACCACATTTAAATAAAATTAAGAGAGCTCGTCGTATCTTTCAAGATATTCGAGAGCTTGAAGATGCCTTTGGTTTAGAACCGGATGGTGTATTTCCACCATCAGTAAATGAATACGCTGCACGAATTGGAATGCTACAAGAGTCAGATAATAATCATGGACTACTTGCCCATATGTATGTGCGCCATTTTGGTGAATTGCATGGTGGCCAAATGATTAAAAAGAAAATCCCTGGCAATGGTATCATGTACGAATTCGAAGGCGATACGAAACATCTTATTGAAGAGTTTAGAAAACTCCTAGATGACGATATGGCTGAGGAAGCTAAGATTTGCTTTGATTTTGCTTCTCAGCTTTTTGATGAATTGTCTGTTGACATTTCTTAGTTTATATTATATAATAATACTATAGCAACAACTTAGAGGAGGTACTGTTATGGACATGACAGCACACGAAGAAATCGAAACTAAGGATTATGCAAAAGCCGCACGAATGGCACGCAGCGAAACAGCGCGGTCAAGGCGAAAAACTACAAAGCAAATCCGCGAAATCAAACTTATGAATGATTGGGCGCGCAAAAGAAGGGCACGTAAAAACAAATGACACCACTTTGGGATCGGCTAAATACTTACGCTGAGTTTATTTTTAATAGTTTTGAAGAAAAGTTTGACCGCTGGGATAACGAGGCATATACAGAAGATATGCATTTTCCTGGATGGAAAGATACTTTCTGGCATTCTGATCAAATATACAAAGCGCATTTAAAAACTATCGTACCAGAGAATGGTAAAGGACTTTGGCTTATGCATGTAAATGTATTTCCAGACCCGAGCGTTGAGCTTCCTATTCTTGGTTTTGATATTGTAGCCGGTCCCAAAAAGATTACTGGTTCATTTATGGATTACAGTCCATTACATGGATTTCCACATCCATATAACGATTATATGAAACAATCAGTTGCAAATTTAGAATGGAATAAACCAAGAGAATTGCCACCTTGGGCAAAAGAAATATTTTCAGAGAATATGATAGCCGTTGGTAATATCAATACTGAAGAAGAGTTAGACCAATTTATTATGGTAACATCTGATTTAGTAACTCACTATTTAGAAAACTTAGAGCAAAACGCTTTTAAAACAAATAGAAATACAATACCAATACTAAACAAGTATTGTTCAAACCAAAAACTTAATCCACATTTACATCGCTCTATATTAGCTATGGGTATATCCGAGGCTGATAAAGATGCCTATGTTAATGGTGTTCTATTTGAGGAGATTTAAATGGCATTCTTAGTACATCCATTACCGCCAGTGAACGTATACGTAAAAATGGAATACCTATATGATTTAGAACCAGGCCATCCAAGCTGGGGTAATTTGACTCCGGGTATTTGGATTAGTGTTAAATCAACTCAATCAAAAGCATTGTATTTTGAAACATTGCTTACTGATTACGGAGCGTTGTATGATAAATTACCTATATCAGCTTTTGTTTGGAAAGAAGACATCAACATTGATGAACAACTCCCGCTTGACGTTCTTCAGCTGTGGGATTGTTTTGATTATGATATTACTGTTATTCAAAAACCCATTTTGTGCAGATGCGAGTTTTTTGGAAAAGACAAAAAGATGCATGCTGGAGAATACGAATTCACAATTGATAATTGTCACCGCGATTCTTCCATCATTGACACCAACTTCAGCGAGCACGACCCTGAGCACAAATCATTTAATGTTATTAGACTGGACAACGGTCAATTCGCTGCTCAACCAAACAACAGGGTTATCTGGCGAGATAGCTCCTTAACACCTGAAGATTTAAAACGACCAGACTTTAAAGTCTGTACACAAAACTACGCGGTTGAAGACGAACCAAAATGGTCAGTTGGTCATACTGATGAATGGCAATATAAAACGAAAGAAGAAGAAAAAAGTAGTTGACATACTGAATATAGTATGTTAATATAAATTTATATTACAAGACAGGGGAACTTCTATGGCTGAGCCAATCGAGATCGTAGGTTGCTGCAAGAATGTAGACATCACGTGCGGTAATACTTATGTAATGTTTGGCAAGTGGAAATATGATGTTAAAATTGTTTATTGTAAGAATTGTGGATCGAAGAAGGCAACTTCTTATATAAAAGAATTTTATTACAACGGAAAGGCAGCATAATAATGAATGTATTAATGGGTGAAAACGGCGGACAAAGCCTGAAAGCGGAGTACTATGGAACAGAAAATGGTTGCGGAGTTAGATTCTTTATCAACGGCGAGTTCATTAAAGAAGAAATCTACGAAGGTAAAAGCGTACATTGGGCTGAGTCAGCAGCTTCAAACTGGCTTCAAGGTATCAAAACTCTCAATGGATGAAAAAGCAATGGCGATTACGCCAAGGACACCTGAAAAGGTGCACCATGAAATAGCTTATATGCTATCAAACGGTGTTAACTATATAGATGCTTTAGTAGAATATGCTCGTATACACAAGCTAGAAATTGAGGTGGTTGCTGACATTGTTAAAAAATCTTCCATCTTAAAAGAAAAAGTTCGTACTGAAGCAGTTAAAATGAAAATGGTGATACAAGATGATCCTGACATCACAAAGTTATGCTAACGAGGAATCATTTCATTGGTATGTAAAATACCTAGCAATGAAAAAGCATTTCACAGATAAAGGCTATAACTACCAAAAATATCGTGGAAAAATAAGAGCGTCGTATGACAAGTTTAGAACTCGTAACGACGTTTATTTTTTCGGTAAACTATCTGAAAAAAGCGATCCAGAAAAACTAATGTTAGCTAACATGATTGTTAAGCCCAACATCTGGATCCGTGAAATCCTAGAGCCTATTGGTGAGGAACGTTATATCGAATGGCAAAGAAAAATAGATTCTTTGACTAGGGTATTCAAAAACGACCTCGCCAAACTCGATGAAAACTACCAAGCTAATTTTACATCGGTACAAGGTCAGCATCCGTTGTTGATTACTTTGTACTTACAAAAACAAATTAGTTTGGAAACAATTACTATCTTAGCTTCGTTATCAAATATTTTTCCCTATTGGGAGAAAGAAATAGTTGACAAAATCGTAGCTTATGATATAATAATACTACTAGGTAAGTATAGACCTTTCCTAGAGTACGATGAAAAAAAGTTCAAAAACATTGTTCGCGAACAGTTTTTCTGATATAAATATAACGTTACCTTGTGTAACTATATTTCGCAATACAAACAAATGCTATATAACGCAAAATTAGGAGATACAAACATGACTATGTCATTTGACGCACTTAAAAAGAATCGTTCAAGTTCACTAAACAAATTGAACGAACAGCTCGAGAAAGTTTCTCAAAAGAGCTACTCAGATCCCAACGAAGGTAAAATGTGGAAACCAACTCGTGATAAAGCGGGTAACGGCTTTGCTATCATTCGTTTCTTGCCTGCATCACAAGGCGAAGAAATGCCATTCGTACGTATTTGGGATCACGGTTTCCAAGGCCCAACAGGTCTATGGTATATCGAAAACTCGCTTACAACACTTAACCAGGATGATCCGGTTTCTGAATACAATTCCAAACTTTGGAATACAGGACTTGACTCGGATAAAGAAATTGCACGTAAGCAAAAGCGTCGCCTAAAATACGTTGCAAACGTACTTGTTATTAAAGACTCTGCCAACCCTGCTAATGACGGCAAGGTATTCATGTATCAATTTGGTAAGAAAATCTTTGACAAGTGTAACGATCTTATGAACCCACAGTTCGAAGATGAAACGCCAGTTAACCCATTTGACTTCTGGGAAGGCGCAAATTTCCGCTTGAAAATTCGTCAGTTCGAAGGCTATCCAAACTATGATAAATCTGAGTTTGATTCGCCATCTCCAATTGCTGAAGATGATGCGCAAATTGAAGCCATTTGGAACCAACAGCATAAATTGCAAGAGTTGGTTGATCCCAAAAACTTCAAGTCATATGCAGAGTTGAAAACAAAACTCTACCGTGTACTTGCACTTAACGAGGAACCATCTACTCCGTCAACTGCCATGGATGCGGATGATGATTTGGATCTAAGCAACATGGGTAACATGCAATCATCAGCTCCAGAACCAACACTAAAAGAAGCAATGCCTGCTTCAACATCTAGTGTATCTATGGATGATGACGACGATCTCTCAATCTTCAAGGAGCTAGCGAATGGCTAATAAAGTCTACGAAGAGGTTCTAGACTTTGACTTTGGCTTCAGCTTTATTGATGAAGAACTTCAGGAAAAAGAAGCTGAAGCCAAAGAAACTATTCAACAGGTCAGTAACGAAAAGCAATCACTTGAGGATCAACTTAATGATGCTAAAGTTAAGGCTGATGATTTAGAATATAGGCTAGAGTTACTCTTCAAATCAATTACTCCATTCTTAGATAACCTATGTAAGAATCCGGATAAATCAACTATCTTTTGGCCCGATCGAGTCGGGAAAATTGAAGCCTATAAGGGCAAATTAGCGACGATTGTAGAGGGAAAATAATATGAGTCTATTAGACAAACTTGTGAAAAACAGTACCATTAAAATGACGGCTCCTATTATGGATTCCAAAGTTTATGGTAAAAAAGATATGGCCCCTACGCAGGTTCCTATGGTAAACGTTGCATTATCAGGTCGTATTGATGGTGGATTGACGCCAGGTCTCCTTGTACTAGCAGGTCCATCTAAGCACTTTAAATCAGCATTTGCCTTGCTGATGGCTGGTGCTTATATGCAACGAAACCCAGATGCTGTATTACTATTTTATGATGCAGAATTTGGTACACCTCAAGCTTACTTTGACAGCTTTGGTATTGATATGAATAGAACAGTTCATACACCAATTACTAATGTTGAACAACTTAAGTTTGATATTTCTCAACAACTTGATAAAATCGAAAAGGGTGAAAAGGTAATCATCGTAATCGATTCAGTTGGTAACCTTGCATCTAAGAAAGAAGTTGAAGATGCACTTGACGGTAAATCAGTAGCAGACATGTCTCGAGCAAAAGCTCTTAAGTCTCTGTTCCGTATTGTAACACCACACCTCAATCTTAAAGATATTCCACTCATTGCAGTTAACCATACATACAAAGAGATTGGTTTGTTTCCTAAGGATGTTGTGTCTGGTGGTACAGGTATTTACTATTCAGCCGATACTATTTGGATTATTGGTCGTCAACAAGACAAGGTTGGTACTGAAATTCAAGGTTATCACTTTGTTATTAATATTGAGAAATCTCGTCATGTACGAGAAAAATCTAAAATTCCAATCAGTGTAAGCTATGAGGGTGGTATCGTTAAATGGTCCGGTCTTATGGATGTAGCTGAAAAAGGTGGTTACCTTCGTAAACCAAAAGTTGGTTGGTATGAAGCAGTTAATCCGGAAACCGGTGAGGTTATCTCTGAGAAACTGATGCGTGCTAAAGAAGTTAACGATAATAAAGAGTTTTGGCTAATGATGTTTGAAAAGACAGATTTTAGCGCTTACATTAAAAACTCGTTTGCAATTGGAGCGTCAGGTAATATTATGAGATCTGACGAGCCAACGGTCGAAGAAGTCGACGAAGTCATTGGTGACGATGAAGATTAAACTTGTTGACAAATTTGACTAAGTATTATATTATAAATCTATGGCGGCTATATTGGTCGCCATAGTTCACTTAAACCTGGAAATGATACATGATAGAAAATACCGTAATTTCTAATTTGGTTTTTAACGAGGATTATTTTCGTAAAGTATATCCCTATATTAAAACCGATTACTTTGAAGATACTAATATTCAAAAAATCTTTAATACTTATTCCGAATATGTTGAGGAATACAGGGAGCCTCCATCAGTTGAGGTTCTTAAACTTTGTTTAGATAAACGTAAAGATTTAAACGAAGACACATACAAAAATGTTATGGCTACGGTCGACACTCTAACACGCGACCATGATACAGACCAAGAGTGGCTTGTAAAAGAAACAGAAAAGTTTTGCCAAGACAGAGATTTATTTAATGCTATTCGTAAAGCTATTCTTGTTGTTGATGGTTCTGATAAAGAGCTAGGGAAAGACGCATTACCTTCCCTATTACAAGACTCACTTAGTATTAGTTTTGATACAAGTGTTGGCCATGATTACCTTGAAGATTATGATTCACGATACGACTTTTATCATAAGAAAGAGGAACGAATTCCTTTTGATATTGAATTGCTTAACAAAATTACCAAAGGTGGTTTACCTCGTAAATCTATGACTGTACTATTGGCTACAACCGGTGGTGGTAAATCATTAGTTAAATGCCATGCCGCATCCAGCGCTTTGTTGCAAGGTAAAAACGTTTTATAT